GCAAGCATTATCCTGAATCTGCCCTTCAGTGGGACACATTCACAATGTGGAGACTACTAAATCACTTTGATTTTGGTGTCAAGACTGCGAGATTCCCCGACCCAGATGCTAGATGGAACTTTGTTTCGGGTTACAAAGAAGAAGAATTACAGGGTCAACCAATAGTAATTTATCACTACACAATTCCACATTCCTTATTGAGTTAAACAGGACACACATGCTACAATTTACAAATTCAGTTTCCAAAGAACTAAGTGACATTCTAGACCCATTTACCCAATGGTTCTTTGAGCAAAATGATCAACATCTGGTGCTTGGTCCGCAAGACATGCAGGAAAAGCGTGCTGGTGGATTAAATGTGGATACTGCTACTGATCAGCAATACTTAAATCATATTGTTAACAAAGGCGAAAGACATGTTGGATTTCCAGAAGTCGCAGTTTGTACCGACATGGGTACAGCGCATGGGCAACCATGGTTCCCTTCTGAATATGGAAGAAGGCAACAAGAAACTAATAAAGAATTGATGTATTACCTTGGCGCAAAAAATAATGCGGTCTTCACATACTACCCTGAAAATGGTTTTATGGGTTGGCATACCAACTGGAATGCAGCAGGATATAATATTCTAATTACATATAACTCAGAAGAAAACGGCGGTTACTTTCGTTACCTAGATCCAGTAACAAAAGAAGTTGTTACTATGGTCGATCCAAAGGGATGGTCATGTAAGGTTGGATACTTCGGTGATCGCAGCGATCCAAATAAAATCATCTATCATTGTTGCGGCAATTCTGCAAAGAGATTGACATTAGGTTACGTTGTTCCGCATCTCGATATCTGGCGTTCCATGATCGAAGACATCTCGGGTGAGGATGCTTCTCACTTCGGTTAATCCTTAATCTTTTGACGTTCTTTATGCTTTGCCAATAGTTCTTCTAAGATAGTCAAACTTTCGTGCATCTTTTCAATATCATCCAGCATCTTTGGAACAGCAACTGATGCTTGGTTTATAATTGCTTGTTCGTAGTTTGCGCGAGGAATCGTAGCAAGTTCAATTCTTCTGCGTTTAAAGAAATCTTTTATTCTACTAATTAAAGTAGGTTTCCTTGCCTGCACCATGTTCAATTGACTACCACCCTGATCAGTTGCCTGTTGACGCATCGCGAGAATTTGTTCTTCTCTTGCTTTTTCTGCTCGTTCTTTTTCTCTGGTAAGTTTTTTATTTTCTTCGCGCAACATTTGCAATTCTAGAGAAACTTTAGTTTCTTCTTCTACTTTGTTTCTCTGAATATCTTCATATTTTTCTTGTGCAATTCTATCCTTCTCAAGTTCTTCTTGGGAAGGTTCATTTTGTTTAACTTCTTCTTCTAGATTACCATCTATCCACTCGTGTTCTTCAACAATTTCTGTTGAAGGTGGGGGTGCTACTAGCGGTTCAGGAATATAATCTTGCGGTGGTGGCGCGACCACTCTTGCTCTGCCCATATTATTTCTTCCCTATGACCATAAATCTGTCGAAGTTTACTTTACCATCCCATGACCAATAGGACTGCTCGATCTGTCCTTCGTAGAGAACTTTACTGATACCAACATTTTCAATATGTTCTTCAATACTAGGAACACAGTTGATACCATACATTTCCCTGAAAACATTTGACGACTGACACGCGAACACACAGTTTTTGTTTGCAGTCGTCATTTTCTTTAGAGGATACATTGTTTCACAACCAATAGAAATAACCACATCAGTTTCCAATGCATTAATATCATGATATGCAAATGGGATATCCCAATTAATGTGATTTAGTTCTATACCTTTCAGAGAATAATATCTATTAAACACCTTTGATAGTTCTAATGCGTCTCTGTCAATATCGATTAAGTTAATCTTCTTGACAGTTAGATTTTCGCACAACAGAGGAACGAGAGGAAATCCCAACCAAGAATTTAAAATAGTAATATCTAATTGTTTTGTCGTATCAATCGTTTTCTGTAATTCTTGCACCAACCAAATTGCAGCATCCATGGTATTCGGATTTAAAGACTTACGAAAGTCTTCATGCTTCCACGGCATCTCGTGATTAATTTTATCTAAACCTTCGCCCCAGTAGCGATAGTTATTCAAGTAATTATAATTTAACATCTTGCGGTCTTTCCATTGAATCATATAAACAAATGAGTGGTTCTTCTCGTAGGGCTTGCTCCCTGACATCGGTTGGCCAAATGTATCCGTAGTTGTAACTGTATACCCACCCATCAGGGAAATGATTGATTTTTAGTAGACGATCTCTCTGATGACCAAAAAGATTATCAAGACCTCGATAGTAATAAAACATCTGGTCAGGATAATCTCTAGCGAACTTGGTAATCTTATCGATATCTAATCTGTCGTTCCATCTTAATACACTAGAATTAAGATCCGTATATTTGTATGGAATCTCTTTCGTATCCTCTTTCATTTTATTCATATTGTGCCAGTGAGTACGAACAAAAGTTAAACCATCTTCTGGATCGTGGTCTACAATACAATCAATATTATGTTGAATACCAATATCTAAATCGAGAAATAGTTTTTCGCCCTGCTGTCGAACTACTCGTCTATCAAACAAGTATAGTTTATTCCACCATTTTTCATAGTAGTTGTCAACAGGAAGAGGAATTACATTAACTTCTGGGTGCAACCCAATAGAATGTTCAGTCAAACAGTAAAAATTGAAATCAGTTGTTATGTGTTTTTTACATTGCTCGAGAATAAGATTAACATGTTCTGGTCCATATTTGAATCCCCATTTCACTGTGTAAATATTAATCATACTACATTCCAATGCTCTAATAGATTGGGATCCACTAAGGACTCCTGCTTCACTTTACCTCTGCTATTATCCTTAAACGGAAGTAGGTCCACATTAAAGACACACACAATACAGTCTTTTCTATATTTAGCGACTTCTAAATCACCTTCGTCCCAGTCTCTGCCTCTGTTATATGAGTATGCAAAGGTATTTGGAAAATGTTTCCATAATGGTGTATCGCTAAATTCTCCCCACCTCCAACTGTGGTAATTGTCTGTTCCATCTGTGAATGTAAACCAAATACGCTCTTGGTGTTCTAACACATCTTGCCAAATACATTCTGTCTGATCATCCGACCACACCATACAACTGCCATTGGTATATGCGCCATGTGCCAACTTAAAGTTACGAGACTTCATGGGTCGAGGATCTTGCCACCACGAGCGCAATTTGGTAGGATTCTCTAAGTCATAAGTGATGATCGGTGACAAATCATTTTGGATAATAACATCAAGGTCGAAAAAGACAAATCTTCCAGTGGGTTTATCGTCTGCGAAGTTATGTGTATTGAAGATGAACGTCTTTGGTCTGTCCCAACAACGTGCCATGCCGTATTTGAAATCCTCAGATCCGAACCAGTATTTGGGGTGAATGACGGGAATGTCTGGGAAGTCGATGACTTTAATTTCATTGTCAAAACCTTCACTGTTGTCTGTATAGCAATAGAAGTGGAACTCAAAGTTATCTGGGGTGTGCTTCTTCGCCATTCGATAAAGTCGGTTAACAAACTCGGCATCATATTTGGTGCCCCATTTACAACAAACGTAATTTACTCTCATTTCCATAATCCAATAATATTTTCGTCGCGGCATTCAGATAATTCTTGTTGTTCTTTTGCTGATGGATGCGGTACGTTATCTGTATTGAACAAGCAAATCTTAGCATCCGATCGAAACTTAAACTGTTCTACGTCGTCGGGATGATGTTTGCCTCTATTCCAAGAATAAATCCAACCACCTGGAATATCTTTCCAGAAATTTCTTTGTCTCCAGTAATGATAGTTGTCGCTTCCCTTGAAGAAAGTTTTAAATATCGATTCCGAATTCTCGATAGCATCCTTGTAAATATGCTCGCATGCTTTACCAGGCCAAAGCATCATACTCGAGTTATAAAATGTTCCTCGAATATCAATAAACAGTCTGTCGTGTTTCTGTGATTGTGGTTGCCAGCGACATTGAATGATTCGAGGTTTTTGTGCAAGTTCAAGCACATCAGTTATATCTTCTTGGATTACTACATCAAGATCGAAATAGCACCAGTTACCTTTATATCCTAACCAGTTATGCGAATTGAATACAGTGAATTTTGCGCGATCGAAACAGAAGGTTTCTTTGCCAAACCAATATTTGGGATGTAAGATACCATCATCGGGGATCGGCGCAGTGTCACACTCAATTCCTTCTGCGTCATCGGTATAACATGTGAAAGTATATGACGCAGGATTGCGAGCATAGTTTTTCTTTACCATATTGTAAAGATTATTCACATATTTCGCAGGATATTTATCGCCCCACTTAATGCATACGAAGTTCATCATATTTTCTACTTGCTCCAGGAAACTGGTCTGATCCATTTAGTAATGCTATAGTATATGTGGAACGATACACAAAGGATTCATTGTCATCATTTACTCGATAATAATCTGCTCCATACACAAACGAGTATATCTCGCCTTGAGGGAAACGATTAAACCGAAAATCCTCATGCCACAAAAATCTATCATCACCAAAGTATTTAACCATGTAGTAATCAGAGTTACGTTCGAATTGATCCCAAATGTGACGAGTAGTTCCTTCTTTCCACATCACAACACTTGAGTTGTAATTGCTCAAGTAACGCATACCATGGGAATCATAATCATACTCAGGAAACTCTTTGTTCTTCCAGTAAGTATACGCTATTGTGGGAATATTGTCAATAGAATTCCAGAGATGATCAATATTTTTTTGTATTCTAATATCAAGATCCAGATATAAAGTGTCACCCAAACCTTCCAGAGTATACATCCATATTTTAATCCAATGACCTTCTACATCTGCTGGCATTGGAATTATTTTTATGATTGGATCTAGGTCTGTTGGATCGTCGGTGATACAAGCATAGTTGTATTTTCGACCAGTATCATTTACTATTCTGTTTACGTCTGCAGCAGAATATTTTTCACCATATTTTAACATCAAAATCGTTTGCATAGTATTCTCAGTTATTATAAATATTACCGTATAATTTATAAGGGTTCCAGATGGCACAAATTCAAAATATATACATTGATCAGGGAACAACTTTTTCTTTATCACTTGTAGTAAATGACCAGAACGGGGATCCAAAAGATCTTTCTGATTATACTGTAGCAGCACAAATGCGCAAATCATATTACACTAATACTTCGATAAATTTTACTGCAGCGGTTTCTCTGCCAGAAGATGGTGAGGTTACGATTTCATTGACCGCCATCCAAACATCAGCAATAAAAGCAGGAAGATATGTATATGATATTGAAATTACAGGCGATGGTGAAACGCTACGAGTCCTTGAAGGAATCGTCGTAATTAATCCGGAGGTAACCAAATAATGGCACTTAAAGTTACTGTAGGAACGTCAAATACTATAAATACAAATATCGTAAGCAAAAAAACGGCAAACAAAGTCGAGGCACTAGCAGATGTTGATCTAGAAGGTGTTCAAGACGGGTATACATTAATTTACAATAACGCAACAAAAAAATGGGAAGCAGCAAACCCTGCATCTGAAGTGATATTAGATAATATAGACGGTGGAACGTATTAAAATAGGCACAAACCAAAGGGATAAGTCTAAATGTCAACAATTATTCAAATTAAAAGAAGTTCAGGTGCAACTGCTCCATCAACATCCGCTCTCCTTGAGGGGGAAATGGCATACGCACAAGACGCCAGCAATAATGGCGCAGGCGCAAAACTTTACATCGAATCGGTTGAAGGTAGCAGCGAAGCCATTCATGTAGTTGGTGGTAAGTATTTCACAGACAAGGTTGATGCTCGTCTTATCGACGCAACAACATCAGTTGGTGGTGGAGCAACTTTCGCTGAAGGAACATCCAATGGTTCTAACAAGATAACTGTTAAAGCACCTAATACTCTTGCTGCTGATTATACTCTTACTCTCCCTGCAAATGATGGTGATGCTGATCAGTATCTCAAAACAGACGGTTCAGGCGTTACTTCATGGGCAGCGATTCCTTCAGGTTCGTTCACTCTTAGCGACAACCAAGGAACGCCGAATACTGATACATTCACAACTGGCGGAACTCTGACTTTTGCTGGTTCAGCTGGTGTTAAGACAACAGTTTCAGACAACCAAGTTGCTATCGCTGCTGATATTACTGGTGCTACTGCTCTGACATCACTTGCTGATGCAGACGAATTCCTTGTTTATGATGCTTCAGCGACTGCAAACAAAAAGATTACTGCTGAAGATATTGGCGATTACATCTATGCTGCCGTTTCTGGTGACATTACAATCAGTGAATCAGGTGTTGCTTCGATTGCTGCCAACTCAGTTGCTCTTGGAACTGACACAACTGGTAACTACGTTGCTACTGTTGCTGGAACTGCAAACCAAGTTTCTGTTTCGGGTTCAGGTTCTGAAGGTGGCGCAGTTACTGTTGCTCTTACAGACGACGTTACTCTTGTCGGCGACCTAACAGTTGGCGGTAACGACATTAAAGCAAATGGCGGCACAACTGCAATCACTCTTTCGGGTGCGGACGTTGCGGTTGCTGGCGACCTAACAGTTACAGGAAACGACATTAAGTCATCTTCTGCAACTGCACTCTCACTAAGTGGCGCAGATGTTACTGTTGCTGGCGATCTTACCGTAACTGGTAATGACATCAAGGCATCAGGCGGAACTACTGCTCTAACAATGGACGGTGCAAACGTTGCTGTTGCTGGTGACCTAACTGTCACAGGTAATGACATTAAGTCATCGGGTGGAACTACTGCCCTGACACTTTCAGGTGCTAACGTAACAGTTGCTGGAAACCTTACGGTTTCTGGAACAACAACCACTGTTAACTCAACAACCCTAACAGTAACCGATCCTCTTGTATTCGTTGGTAACGACAATAACGCAACCGACGCAGTTGACATCGGTCTGTTCGGTATGTATGACACCAGCGGTTCACAAGACCTTTACTCAGGTATCTTCCGCGATGCTTCGGACGGTAAGTGGAAACTCTTCAAGGATTCACAAGCTGCTCCAACTACAACTGTTAACACAGGCGCAACTGGTTACACGATTGCTACTCTCGTTGCTAACCTCGAAGGCGGAACGATTTCGTCTCTTGCTTCAGCAATCAGTGTTCCAAACGGTGGTACTGGTGTAGGAACCTTAACTGCTAACGGTGTTCTGTTCGGAAGCGGAACTTCTGCAATCCAAGCAACATCAGTTGGAACTGCTGGGCAGGTTCTAAAATCTGGTGGTTCTGGCGTTGCTCCTTCGTTCGGTAATATCGACGGTGGAACTTACTAATATATAATACGGGAGGGGAATTTCTCCCCTCCCACTTTTTTGGAGATACATAATGGACCAAACTAAATTTATTAATACGTATATTGCAAATCTTGCAGAACGACTGAAGGCATTGACACTTGATAATATCATGCTGAACACCCAACTTGGAATGGCAAATGAAACCATCAATGAGTTGAAACAGAAGATTCAAATCTTAGAAGATATACAAGCAATTCCAGTTCCTAAGTCCGAGTATATGGGTCTTGACGGTAAATTAAAATCTGAGTATAGTTATACCGACACAGAAGAACCATACCTTGTTGACGATGCGGAACAAACCGAGAAGGAAGTTCTAGATGTCAACAGTAGTACAGATAAAGCGAAGTGAAACTGCGGGAGCAGAACCAGTTGGTGCTGATCTAGCAGTAGGCGAACTTGCTGTTAATCTAGTAGATAAGAAAATTTACTCCAAAAAGACTGACGGCACAGTTGTTGGTCTTGGTGGAGTCTCAGTAAATGATGGTGGGGCGAACACGGGAGTGACGACCATCTCGTTTGCTGACACCATTTTTGGAGATTTTGTTGTTGACACTACAACAACTCCTGGGGTTGCAGTCGTTCGTCTTAATCAAAATGCAGATTTAGATTACGGTCTAATTACTGACACTGTTTTCGAATACAACTCAATCGATTACGGGAGCATTTAACGTGGCAGCAAGAGTCAAACTGAGAAGAGGTACGTCAACACAGCATAATACCTTTACTGGTGCTGTTGCTGAAATTACTGTAGACACTACAAACAATTCGATAAGAGTGCATGATGGAACAACTGCTGGCGGTCATGAATTGTTGAAAACTACTCTAGCAAACATAAAAGATGGTGCCATTCTCGATGGTGGAACATATACCTAAATAGGGTGGAATTAGGAGATAAAAATGGCAACGATTTTACAACTTAGAAGAGGGACTACCGTTCAGCACTCTACCTTCACAGGTGCTGTCGGTGAAGTCACTGTAGATACGACTAAAGATACAGTCGTAGTCCATGATGGTACCACTGCTGGTGGTAAACCTCTGGCAACAGAAGCATATGTTACTTCGCAAATTCAAACTAAAGATAACAGCGACGAGATTACAGAAGGTTCAACAAACCTCTACTTTACGAATACAAGAGCAAGAGATGCATTTAGTGCAAGTACTGGTATTACGATCTCCTCAGGCGCTATCGCAACAACAATCACACAGTATACAGATGCTCTTGCACGTGGTGCTGTATCTGTAACAGACAGTGGTGGTGATGGATCGCTTGCATACAACTCTAGCACTGGTGTAATCACTTATACTGGTCCGAGTGCAACAGATGTTCGCGCTCACTTTAGCGCAGGAACTGGTGTTACTATCACCGATGGTGCAGTTGCTATCGGGCAGGCAGTTGGAACTGGATCTAACGTTACGTTCAATGATTTAACTGTTAGCGGTAATCTAACGGTTTCTGGAACTACAACCACAGTAAATACCGAAACTATTAATCTTGCCGATAATATTATCTTACTGAACAGTAATGAAACTAGCACACCAAGTCAAAATGCTGGTATCGAAGTTGAGCGTGGATCTTCTACGAATGTCGTATTTCAATGGAATGAAACCACTGATGTTTGGGAATATACAGTAGACGGAACTAACTATATTCCAGTTGTTGGTACTACCGCAACTCAAACATTAACTAACAAGACACTTACCAGTCCTGTGATTGGCAGCATTGTCAACACTGGCACGCTAACTCTACCAACAAGTACGGATACACTGGTCGGTCGTGCTACCACTGATACTCTTACTAACAAGACTATTTCTGGTGCCAACAACACTCTTTCAAATATCGGTAATGGTTCTCTGACAAATAGTGCAATCACTCTTGCTGGTACATCCGTATCACTAGGTGGTGCATTCACCGCAACTAATATGCTTGATGCAATTAAGACAGTCGATGGTGCAGGTTCAGGACTAGACGCCGACCTACTGGATGGCAACTCAAGCGCATATTTCCGCATTAATGTTTATAATGCCGCAGGGACTTTATTGAATTAATATGTCAACAGTTATTCAACTCAAACGAAGCGAAACCTCAGGGGCAATTCCCGCAGTAGGTGATATTGCAGTTGGAGAACTTGCGGTCAATCTGGCGGATGGAACATTATATTCTAAGAAAACTGATGGTAGTATTATCGAAGTCGGTGGATATAACCCAGATTTCTTTACGATTCCAGGAACAATCGATCTGGGTGATCTCGCAGGGGTAGACCCTACAGTGTATGACATGGGTGCATTATAAATAGTCCCAAAGAGGACAAGATATGGCAATTTCTTCAAGACAAGGTTTAATAGATTACTGTCTCCGCAGACTCGGATTTCCAGTAATTGAAATTAATGTGGACGATGATCAAGTAGAAGATCGTATCGACGACGCATTACAATATTTCCAAGAGTATCACTTCGACGGTGTCGAAAGACTCTACCTGACACACAAAGTTACAACAGCAGAACTGAAATTCTCAGGGTTGTCTTCTCCTTCGTTCGAAAACAACGAAATGTTAATTGGTAACACCTCAGGCGCAACATGTATATTATATACATTATCCGGAACAACTGCGAGAATAACCAACGTAAAGGGCGCATTTACAGCAGGTGAAACTGTAACTGGATCTACCTCGGGATTCAGTAGAGCACTCGCAGCAACTAATTTCTATACTGCAGGAGACATTCAAAACGGTTATCTTCCGCTTCCAGATTCGGTAATTGGTGTTATCCGTGTTCTACCTGTCAATGGTCCAAGTTCTGGTATGAACAATCGCAACAACATGTTCGATCTTATCTATCAGTTCCGCCTCAATGACATGTATAACCTGCTCTCTGCTGACATGGTTTACTACACCCAAGTTCAACAGCATCTATCTATGCTTGATATGCTTCTGGTTGGCGATCGGTCATTCAAATACAATCGTAAAATGGACAAGATGTATATTGATATGAATTGGGAAGAAGTATTAAATCCTGATGATTTTATTGTCGTTGAATGCTATCGTATCCTAGACCCATCAACATATACACAAGTCTATGATGATATGTTCCTAAAACGTTATTCAACTGCATTGATCAAACGTCAATGGGGAGAGAACATGAAGAAGTTTGGTGGGATCCAACTTCCAGGAGGTGTCATTCTAAACGGTAAAGAGATCTACGAAGAAGCAGTCGAAGAAATCGCAACAATCGAAAACGAAATGCAATTAAAGTCAGAGTTGCCAATAGACTTCATGGTTGGATAAGACATGCCAACGAACTTCTACTTTCAATCTGGTAATACATCTGGAACCACAAACGAACAACGTTTGGTGGAAGATCTTGTCATTGAAAGTTTGAAGATCTACGGACATGACGTTTACTATCTTCCTAGACAAACTGGTAATCTAGATGGTATCCTCGGTGAGGATGCACTCCAGTATTTTGATCAAGCATATCCTCTCGAAATGTATCTCGAGAATGTTCAAGGATTTGAGGGTGAAGGCGAACTGTTCACTAAGTTCGGATTCGAGTTTAGATCTTCAGCAACATTCGTAGTTGCCAAAAGACGCTGGGAAGAGGGGATTGCTCAGAATGCAACTGTTCAATTACCCGATCGTCCAGCAGAAGGCGACTTACTTTACTTCTCGAAAACCAAAACATTTTTCGTAATCAAGTATGTCGACTTCTTGAATCCATTCTATCAACTCGGCAAGATATATACGTTCAAACTGCAATGTGATGTGTTCGAATTCAGTTCGGAAAGAATCGATACTGGAATTACAGAAATTGATTCAATTACGGACACATCAAGTCAAGACACATACAGATTCCAACTGTTAATGCAGTCAGGAGATTTGGTTCTAAACAATAGTGACGATTCAATTATCCTAGAGGTATATGCTACGGCAGATACTGATAAGCAAGCAGACAATGATGAATTCGAGGTGGAAGCGGAAGGCATTCTAGACTTCACGGCATTCAATCCATTCGGTGAGGTACAAAAGAGAGCATAATGTTTTTACGTCAACACTTCTACCATCAACACATCAGAAAAGCAATTATTGCTTTCGGCACAATCTTCAATCAGATCTCAGTTAAGAGATACAATTCTGATCAAGAAGTCGTGCAATCTGTTCGTGTCCCTTTAGCATATTCACCAAAAAATAAGTTTCTTGCTCGTATCGCAGAAGTTCCATCAACTACAACCCAAGCAGCGGCAGTTATTCTACCGCGAATGGGGTTTGAGATTACGGGGTTACAATATAATCCTGCGAGAAAAATTAACTTGTTGACAAAGAACGTGGCAGTAGGCCAGGGGGACGCTGCTAACGTGCTGCGAACTCAATTCACAAGCACGCCATATGATATGGATGTTTCGTTGTATATAATGGCAAAGAATCAAGATGATGGTTTACAAATTATCGAACAAATAATTCCGTTCTTCAATCCTGACTTCTGTGTTACCGTATCCGATATTCCTTCAATGGGTATTAAGAGAGATCTTCAGATAATTCTTGATTCTATTAATTATGAAGACGATTATGCTGGTGACTACATGCAAAGACGTTCAATTGTTTGGACGCTAAACTTTACACTTGGGTTGAATCTATATGGTCCAGTCGAGCAGCAAGGAATTATCCGAACTGCGATTGCGAATACATATACAGATATTGAACAACCTAATTATGAGCAAAAATATCAAGTAACAACAAATCCAGATACTGCTGCGGTGACTGACGATTGGGATTATGTGGAGCAATTCGATGAATTCTATGAACAAGGGTAATTATCAAGATCTCGACGATCTTTTTGGAACTGAGACAACAAAGATTCCAGAAGAAACAATTGAAGTAATTGAAGTGGAAGTGCTTCCAGCAACCACATCTACAACCTCAGTTCCAGTAGTTATAGAATCCACGGGTAATGATATCGAAGATGACTATAACAATGCAAGAAATAAACTCAATGAGTTAATTGGGACTAGTCAAAAAGCATTAGAGGGCATGTTAAATGTCGCTCTCGCAAGTGACAGTCCTCGTGCTTATGAAGTAGTCGGGCAGTTGATCAAGACAACTGGTGATACTGCCAAGGATCTATTGGACCTACAAGCAAAAAAGAAAAAAATTCTACAGGATGATAACAAGAAAACTCAGCAAATCGACACACAGAATAATATTATCTTTTCTGGTAGCACCCAGGATTTACTCAAGGCGTTGAAAGCAGAGAAAGCAAAAGTAATAGAACATGATAGTTGAGGAATCCTCGTATCACGGTAATATTAATTTAAAACCGATCGGATACAAACATAATTTTACTCCGGAGCAATTGACAGAACTCGCATTGTGCGAGGAAGATCCAATTTACTTCATTGAAAATTATTGCATGATTGTTTCGCTTGACGAAGGTCTCATTCCGTTCAAACTCTATGAGTGCCAGAAGCGCAAAGTCCACCACATCCTAGACAATCGTAAAGCGATTCTCATGGAGGGTCGTCAGCAGGGTAAGACTATTACATCTGCTGCTTGTATTCTGTGGTATACATTGTTTCAGGATGCAAAAACTGTTGCTATTCTTGCGAATAAGACTTCTGCTGCTCGCGAAGTTATGAATCGTTACCAAGGTATGTTCGAGAACTTGCCTCTCTGGATGCAACAAGGGGTTAAGACTTGGAACAAGGGTGACGTTGAATTAGAAAACGGATCCAAGGTATTTACTGCTGCTACGACTGCCTCTGGTATTCGTGGTAAGTCTGTTAACTGGTTGTATATCGACGAAGCAGCGATTATTCCAAACACCGTTGCTGAGCAGTTCTTTGCTTCAGTTTATCCTACAATTTCTGCTGGGCAAACTACAAAAATTCTATTGACTTCTACACCTCTGGGGTATAACCACTTCTGGAAATTCTGGAACGAAGCGGAAAAGGGTGTTAACGGATTTGAACCGATGTTCATTCCATACACTGAAATCCCAGGACGTGATGAAGCATGGGCAGAAGAGCAACTCAAGATGCTCGGGGAACTCAAGTTCAACCAAGAAGTTCTGTGTAATTTCCTTGGTTCGAGTAACACGCTGATCAACGCACATACTCTTGGAGCGATGAGTTCTATCGACCCTATATACATGAAAGATGGACTAGATATCTTCGAAGATCCAATCCCAGAGCATACTTATGTTATGGGTGTTGATACTGCAAGAGGTATCGGTGGCGACTATTCTGCGTTCACTGTGCTTGATGCGACATCTGTTCCATATAAACTCGTCGCTAAATACCGCAACAATAAAATACCACCAATGCTTTATCCTAACATTGTAAATAAGGTGGCGAGAGATTTTAATAATGCATATGTGATGATTGAAATTAATGACATGGGTCAGCAAGTCGCTGATATTTTGCATTCAGAATTAGAATATGATAATATTTTAACAACGTCGAAGGATACGAATAAACAATATCTTTCTCCAGGTTTCGGTAGAGCAACCCAAATGGGTGTTCGAATGACTAAGCAAGTAAAAAGGCAAGGTTGTTTTACACTAAAATCCCTGATGGAAGAAAAGAAGTTACTGATTTTTGATGCGGATACCATCTCAGAATTCTCCACCTTTATTGAAAAGATGGGAACTTGGATGGCAGACGAAGGATATTTTGATGACTTGGTGATGAGTTTAGTACTGTTTGCTTGGGTAACCAGCAACACATATTTCACAGATCTGACAGATATTGATATCAGAAAGAAGTTATATGATGGTCAGATGAAACAGATAGAAGAAGAACTGACACCATTTGGTTTGATAGTAAATGGCACTGAAGAAGAATTTTTTGTTGATAGTGGAGACCTATGGTCAGTCGATACTAAGACCGTTAAACGTGGTTGGATGTAAAGTAAGCATTTTATAAATAACCTTATAAGCAAAAAGACAGTGGCTTTTGTCAGTTTTTATACACAAGGAGAAGAAAATGGCATTTCAATTATCGCCAGGAGTCCTAGTTACTGAAAAGGATCTAACTAACGTCGTACCAGCAGTTTCAACTTCTGCTGGTGGATACGTTGGTTACTTCCTCTGGGGACCTGTAAACGAAATTCAAACAATTTCGTCAGAAAACCAACTCGTCCGCGAGTTTGGTAAACCAACAAGCACAACAACAGTGCACTTCCACACTGCTGCTAACTTTCTTGGTTACGGCAACAATCTGCAACTAGTTCGTGCAGTTGGCACGGCAGCAAGAAATGCTGTTTGGACTGGAACAGCACTAAAGATTGACAACGAAGATGTGTATAATGCATCTTACGCTTCAGGCGAAGCATCAGTCGGTCCATTCGCTGCTAAATACCCAGGAACACTAGGTAACGGTCTTATCGTAACAATCTGTGATGCAGGTGGTTGGGATGATTGGTCAGTAAACGGACTCGAACTAACATCGCAATTCGATGGTGAACCAGGAACTTCATCTTGGGCGACATCACAAGGCGCATCAAACGATGAGTTGCACTTTGCGGTTATTGACGCAAATGGTCAGTTCACTGGTGTCAAGAACACAATTCTAGAAAAGTTCCCATTCCTTTCGAAAGCATCGGATGCTAAGAACTCAGACGGTTCGACAAACTACTACAAGAATGTGATCAATGCACAATCTAAGTATGTTTACTGGATGGACCATCCAAGCGGCGGAACAGATTGGGGCACTACTGGTGCTGCAACTGGAGCGTTTGAATCTCTCAGCGCTGCAATCGGCGACTTCCTAACAGGTGGTGTTGATGCTGCTCCTGCATCTGGTGATCTCAACATAGGTTATGATCTGTTCGCTAACAAGGAACTTGTTGACGTTTCGCTTCTTCTGACTGGTGGACATGCTGTTGCTGTTGCTCAGCACGTGATCGACAACGTTGCTCTTGCTCGTCTTGACTGTGTTGCTTTCCTTTCACCACCTCTTGCAGCAGTTCAAAACAATGCTGGTGACGAAGCAGATGACATCGTAACATACAGAAATACAACTCTCGATCGTTCGACTTCATACGCTGTTATGGATTCAGGTTGGAAAGTTCAATACGACAAGTATAATGACGTGTATGTAAACATTCCTCTGAATGCTGATACTGCAGGTCTCTGTGCTCGTACTGACAATACTAACGATCCATGGTGGTCACCTGCTGGTTTCAACCGTGGCGGAATCAAGAACTGCGTGAAACTTCTTTTCTCACCAAACCAAACAGATCGTGATACTCTTTACAAGAATGGCATCAACCCAGTTGTATCATTCCCAGGACAGGGTGTTGTTCTTTATGGTGATAAGACACTTCTTGCGAAACCATCGGCATTCGATCGTATTAACGTTCGTCGTCTGTTCATCGTTCTTGAGAAGGCAATCGCGACTGCTGCTAAGTTCCAGTTGTTCGAATTCAACGATGTCTTCACTCGTTCGCAGTTCAAGTCACTAGTTGAACCATTCCTCCGCGATGTTCGTGGTCGCCGTGGTATCTATGACTTCCGTGTCGTTTGCGACGAATCAAATAACACTGGCGAAGTAATTGACCGTAATGAGTTTGTTGCAGATATCTACATCAAACCTGCTAAGTCAATCAACTTCATCTACCTAAACTTCATCGCAACTCGTACCTCGGTATCGTTCGAAGAAGTTGGTGCCTAATAACCCGAATAAATAGAAT